AACCGGTGGGCGAAACCTACAGAGCCGGCGGAGCCCGGGAACGTGCCGACGTATGTGCGTGACCCTGAAACAGGAAAACTGGTACTGCAGCAATGAGAGTGATCGTCGAAGGCAAGCCTTATAATGTGCCCGACGACGCCACCCCTGATGAGATAGACGAGATTGTCTCAATGGGTAGCGCGTCTGCCCCTGCCCCCGCACCCGCACCCACGTCCGCAGCTCCAGAGATGATGGAGCCGCCCGCACCGCGGCAGCCTACAGGTCCGCTGCAGGTCGCCGGTGAATTCGCCAACGCGGCCAACCGTTCATTCCTGGAAGGCCTGGACTATGTCGGCCCTGGCGCAATCAACGCCGGGCTGAGACTCGCCGGCAGCGACTACCAGATGCCAACACTCACCGGTATGTTCGAGGAGAACGTCCCAGGAGCCCAGGGCGGATTCATGCCGGAGGGCACCGAGCGCGACGTGGTGCGCGGTGCCGGCGGTGTTCTACCCGTAGCGGGGGCTATGGTGGGCGCAGGGCCGCGCAATCTGGCGAAAATCCCAGAGATGGCGAAGGAATGGTTCGGGTTCGGCACCGGCACCACTACCGCGGCAGCCGGCCAGGTACCGGATTATGTGAAGACGAGGACCCCGGTCGATATTGCAGACCAGGCTGGCTATCCGTTGACCCCGGGGCAACGCTTCGACAGTAAGGGCCTGCAGCTCCTGGAGAGCGCGATCGACTCCACCCCCATACCGTTCAACCCCATGCACCGGATCGCCCGGCAGCAACAAAACGTCGTCAACAAGGCTGCCGCAGAATCAATAGGGCTGCCCGGCCAGACGCGGCTCACCCAGGAGAATATGGGTGGGGTAGCTAATCAACTGTCCGATGAATTTGAACGTCTGAAATTCGAGGGCGACCTGACGCTCACGGATGATTTCGGTAATACCCTGGCAGACATCGAAGGGAGTGCCGGGCGTCGACTGTTCAAGGACCCAGTGATCAATGACACCATCGACAAGATCATGGATTGGACCGGTGAGAACGGCGTCCTGTCCGCGCCCGATTACCAGAGTATGTCCTCTGAATTGAAAGCGAAGATCAGGCAATCGTTCAAGGGTGATAGTCCTGATCCCCTGTTCGCGGATTCATTGGGCAGGATCGTATCCGCACTCGATGACCTGGCGGAGAACAACATGGACGGTGTCGCCCTGGAGAGATTGAAGGCCGCCAGGAAGAAGTGGAAAACCTTGAGTGCCCTGGAAGGATCGCGCGCGGTGAAGGAATCCGGCGACGTCTCCGGCCCGCTCCTGGCTAACTACTTGAGACGGACCGACAAGGGCGGGTATGCTCGCGGCGGGAATACATCGCAGCTATACGACGCCGCCAGGTCGAGTAAAGCATTTCCGCCCAGGCCCGATAGTGGCACCGCGGGCAGGATGCTACTGCAACATCCGTTTATCACTGGCGCAGCGGGCGGTGGTGCCGCGCTGGCGGACCCCATGTACCTGGCTACCCTATTGGGGCTCCCTGCTGCGGGGTCGGCATTGGCAAACGCCTATATGGTGGGTGCTCCTGCCGCGATGCGTGTGGGGCGAGAGGTGCCTGAGTACCTTGCTCGCCCTGGAATACTGAACGCCGCCCGCGGCTACCTGGAGGAAGAATAATGCCAAACTACTCGAAGGGTGTCGGTGCCCTGTTTGATGCAGCCGAAGCACGCATTGCGAAAGTCTTCGCCAAGAACCCGATTGACCAGGCGAAGCTGGCGCAGCAGTACCCGGAACTCGGCGACCCGCTGCTGAAATACGACAAGAAGAAGAACAAGGAATACTTGGGCAAGGGCCTGTCACAGGAGGAGAAGAACCTCCAGAAGGTCCGCACGGCGATCAACAAGAATATTATCGAGCCCGGTCTCTACGACCCGATGTTCCCCGAGGCGGATCGCTACTACGCCGACCCGAGCAGCTACAACCTGCAGGGCAATACCCTGACCGACGCGATCCCGAAGACCCAGGCGACGATCGACAAGTACGCCGGGCAGTTCGATACGCCGGAGGTGCGTGGCGCATTGTCCGAGGCGTTCGACCGCGGCAACCAGAACCCGGACGCTCGGGACTGGTACGCGATGGGGCAGCTCCAGGACGCATTCATCAACGAGCTGGGCCCGGTCCAGGGCATGGCGAAATTCAAGGAACGCTTCGCCGACGCGATGGCGGCCACCACCGGCGGCGCAGATCCTGGCAGCAACATGCTGATGGCGACCTACGGCAACTTCCTGCAGAACCAGGGGCTGTCCCCGCCCGATGCCAGCTACAAGATGCCGCACCCGATCGGTGGCCGATTCGTCACCGGCAATATGGCTATGTACGACAAGGTGATGAACCAGGGCGATATGCTGTCCGCCTCCGGCCACCCGAAACGCTTCAATTTCTCCTCCAATTTCCTGGGCGATCGTTCGCGTTCCACCCTGGACGAGCAGATGACCCAGGGCATGATCGGGCAGAACGCTCCCCCAGGCGACTCCTACGGCATCCTGGAGGATGTTGTGGGGCAGGTGGCCAGGGAGAAGGGCGTGGAGCCCGCTAACCTGCAGGACGTCGCCTGGGCCGGATTCAAGGGGTCCGAGGGCAAGCCCATGATCCGCTGGGTCAACGAGATGATCGAGCGCACTTCCAGGGTCACCGGTAAGACGCCCCAGGAGGTCCTGCGCGGCCTGATACGCGGAGACATGCCAATGTACGGCCTGGGAGCCGGAACCGTCGCTGGCGGCGGTTTGCTGGCCGACCAGGAGCCACAACCAGGGATGATGTAAATGTCCAAATACACCAGCACTCTGGCCCGCATGCTCAAGGCTGCCGGCCTGGACCCCGACGAGCTGATGGACGCCACAGCCGACCCTGTCAAAGCCTACAAGCTGTTCCGCAAGAAGGGCGACGACCTGTTCCCGTTGTTCGTCAATGCCGACCAGAAGGTCCCCCTGGGCGAGTGGCTCAAGGCGGAGGCCGGCGCACTGACTGACACCGGCAAGGTGAAGTCGAGCATCGGGCCCCTGGCGTATCGCCCGGGCTGGCACGCGGGCGAGTATCCCCTGGCGACCCACATCGGCGGCAAGGCCACCGAGCACGGCAAGATCCCGACGAAGCCCAACTACCGCCCCGACGACCAGGTGTGGGCCGAGATCGAGATGCCCGGCATAGTCGACTGGCAGAAGGTGGCCAACAGCCGCGCCGAGATGACCAAGGCGGGTAAGCCCCTATCGAGAACAGCACACATCACCGACCAGGTGCCCTACGGTGGCCACTACCGATACAAGACCAACCCCAACATGACCGGGGACTGGTTGATCGGCGGCGATATGCGGGTGAACCGTATCCTGGACGACGCAGAAGTACGGGACCTGAACAGGGGCTCTGGCTCCGAGGACCTGCCCAGGCTCCGTAACCTGCAGAAACGGAAAGGATATGTCCCCGCCCTGGCGGCGACGGCAGTCGGTGCTGGCGCGCTGTCTGATACCGAGGAGGCGGAGGCGATGCCCCTGTACCGGGCGTTCCGCGGGGAGCACGGCGCGCTCGCCGACCTTGGCGAGAAATTCCAAACGCGCCTGGGCGCGCTATCCTTCGGCGACGCCAAAACGGCTAACCACTACGCCATGAGCCCGAATGTAAGCAGCGACGTACCAGTGCAGCCGCGCGTCTACCCGTCCAACGTGCGTATCGACAACCCGGTGATCAACAACCCGGAGGACCCGTTTCTGCCGTTCACTGACCTGGAGAAGGCCACCGGGTTCGATCATGCCAAGAAGGTGTTCACTGACCTGGCCGGCCTGAACGAGTCAGAGTACATCGACGATATGCTGGAGGAGTACGGCGTGGACAGCATCGACCAGCTGCCCGACGACGCCCTGCGCCAGCTGGACGTGCCAGCTTTCGAGGTCTTCAACGACCCCGAGACTATCCAGCTGATGAAGGCCAACGGCTACGACGGCGGCATCACCGCCGGGTATGGTGACAACTACGACCAGGTGGAGTTCCGCCCGTTCGACGAGGGCCAGGTGTCCCCGGCATTCGGAGAGCACCCGGCCAACTCCCTCGGCGAGGATAATGCCTGGCGCGAGCCCCCGACGGTCATACCTGACAGCGGCAAGTACGTCGCCGATCGCTTGGGCCGTGCTGCCGAGCAAGGGTTTGATACAAGCAGGCGGCTGTTCCACGGCACCGCCAACGACATCGAGGCGTTCGATCCTGGTCGCGCTGGGCTGGTCTACGCAGCGGAAGATGACCCAGACTACGCCTCGATGTTCGCCGGTGTTCGGGAGGGGGCCAACGTGATGCCGCTGTACATGCGCCCCGGCAACCAGTTGGACATGGTAGACAACCCAGAGCACAGGCAGCTCGCCATAGACCTGTTCAATGAGAAAGGCGGCTGGGCAAACCGGGCCGAGATGGATGGTCATGGCCCAGACGAGGCACAGAATTTCTGGGATGAAATGTTGGGGGATGATGCGCCCAGGCGGGACAGTTACCTGTACGACCCGGAGCTGGACATGGACTGGGAGATCCTGGACGACCCTGAGACCGGTCTGCTGTTCGACCTGCAGGGTATGGGCTACGACAGTTTCCGGTTCAAGGAGGATGACGGGGTGATCGCCCAGGCGACCCATGACCCGGCACGCATCCGGTCAGTCAACGCACAGTTCAAGGACCCGGGTTCTGAAAATATACTGGCAGGCGGTACAGCCGCGGCAGTGGGCCTGGGTGCTCTTACAGACACACAGGAGGCCCAGGCCTACGACTACGGCACAGGGCAGCCTGGCGCGCCCCTGGCGGACCCCGACGCCTGGATGTACGAACGCCCCGCCCTAATGGAAGGGGCCCTGGGAGGGCTCCCTGAGAGCTTGCAGGCGGGTATCCTGGCCGCCGGCAAGGAGACCGACAAGCTGATCACCGGGGCCCGGGACCTGTTCGGGTCCGCCCTGGGCATCGACGAGGAGTGGCGCGGCAAGAACCAGGCGCGCCAGAAGGCCAACGACCGCGTGTTCGCGCCTGTGGAGGACGAGTACGTCGGAGCGACTATGGCAGGCAGTATGCTGCCCTACCTGGCCACAGGCGCGCTGTACGGCACCCTGGGCCCGCTGGGTGCTGGAGCCACCGCCGCAGCCGAGGGTGCCCTGTACTACCAGGAGGACCCCACAGATCGACTGATCAACGCCGGCCTGGGCGGCGGGCTCGGCTACGGCGTCGGTAAGGGCCTGCAGAAGTGGGGCGAGCGCGTATCGCAGAACCCCTGGCGGAGGGGCCGATAAATGCCCAGATTTGTTTCCTGGCTCGAGAAAGCAATCAACGAGTTGCCCCAGGCGAAGGCCACCGCGCAGCAGTGGATGGCCCAGCTCAAGAAATCGCCCCTGGCGAACATGAACGAGATCGAGGATCGCGGCCTGGACGAATTCCTGGGCGGGCAGTACGACCGGTCCGGTGGCCGGGCGATCGCCAAGGAGGACATCCAGGGCTGGCTCAGTGAGCAACCGATGCCGATGCCCCAACGGTTGGGAGCCGGCAACGACTACGACGAGTACGCCACACCCGGCCTGGCCCAGTACCGCAACTATGTGGAGGCGGAGCCCATGTGGGACCCGCGAGATCCTTCCGATCACTTCAGCGGTTACCCTGGCTACCGGCAGCACACTCGCGGCGGCATGTTGGAGAACACCAACGTCGGGCGCACCCAGGTCCTGGACGAGGTCCAGAGCGATCTCAAGGGCAACATTCGCGACCGGTGGGACCCGGAGGGCATGACCCAGAGCGAGGCGGCCCTGTACACCCCGGAGGGGGCCAGGACGGGCCCCTGGCGGCGTGTGAATCCCTACCTGGGCTACGACTCCACCCCGATCGAGGAGATGACCTACATGCCCGGGTCGATGTCCGACGACCTGGGGCAGGCCCAGTACGAGATCGAGCAGCTGCGCCAGGAGATCCCCCAGGGCGGCGACCTGGACTGGGGGCTCCAGGAGCTGGCGAGCTACAACCAGGACGTGGCTACCCGCGGCCGGGCGAACATGCCAGGCAAGGACCGCATGGAGTGGCAGGCGATGGCCAACTACCTGAACGACGCGGTGGAGGGTGACATGGGCGCGCTGGCCTGGCCCAGCTCGGACGTCCAGTACCGTCGCTACTTCAAGCGCAGCCCGGAGCATTACCAGTCAGTCCTGGACACCGCGGCGGCGGACGCCAAACTGTTCGAGGGTAACTCCTTCGGCCGGGAGGGCGTGCGACGCGAGCAGGCCGAGGCGAAGCAGGCCCTGGGCTCACTGCAGATGTACAAGAACCAGTACGACAAGCGGATGCCCAGGGACAAGCGGTGGAAGCAGCTCGGCCTGGAGCCGAAGCTGGTGGACCTGAGCAACACCAGGCCGAAAGGCTGGAGCCCCTCGAGCCCGGGTGATGGTAGTCGCCCGCTGGGCAAGTATTGGGTGGTACAGCTAACGCCTGAAACGAAGGCCAGGCTGAAGGAAAGCGGCATCCCCTATTATGTTATGGGTGGAGCCGCGGTACTTGGTCAAGAGGACGACGGCGCGCTGGATTGACGCTTCCGGTGCGCGTGGATCTTCTTCTGCCAGCTGTGGATGTTCTGCAGCCGGTCTATCAGATCCTGGAGCGCGGCCAGGTCCTTCGCATTTCGCAGTGAGTAGTTACCGGTCTTCACCGACAGGTAGGGCGTGCCGCGGCAGCCCGGCCTCACTGTGATGGTGGCGTTTCGCCTGGTGCCATAGTTGCTTCGCATATCATTCTCTCTCGCCCGATCGCGGGCATAAAATGTTTACAGTTCGGGCAGTACCAACCCTTGCGGGTTTTGCTACCGGCGTGGATAACCTCCCCCGCCGGCTGGTAGCAGATACTGCACGGTTTCTTCGCCAGGTCGGTCACCCCTTCACCCCCACATGAGCAGCAGAAAGATCATGCCGGCTAGGACAAACCCGGCCAGGAACAGGATGATCTTGCCCGCCAGGGGCGTGGGCTGGTCGTCGAACCGGCGGCCGACCTGCTCGTAACGTCCGCGCTCGGAGGTCACGACAGCACCTCCAGGCACCCGGCGTTCTTGGCGTAGCCGCCGTAGGCGCGGATCGAGGAGTCGACGACACCAGGCATGCGCTCGCGCATCGCGTCCTTCAGCTCGTCGTAGGTGCCCTCCCAGCCGACGCCCAGCTCCTTCAGCACCGGCACCACGACAGCACCGGAGCGCACCTTCGCCGCCTGGGGAATCCGTACCAGGCGCAGCCGGGTGTGGCCGGGCCACTTCGGGCCCTTGCTGGTGCGGGTGGCCTTCTTATTCTTCGGCATCGGCACAACGACCGAGCCGACGTCGAAGGCGGCCAGGGTGTAGCCCAGCTCCTGCAGGTCCATGATGGTCTGCAGGGCATCCGCCTGGTCAACCTTTACTGTGATGAGTACGTCCATAAATAGCTCCTTGCTACCAGTTTTCAGACCGCAGTTCCTGGAGTGCTTCCTCCCGTTCCACGCTCGCGTTTTCCCTTTCCAGGGTGTTGTTGGTGATCTGCACGACCTGGATCAGGTCGGCGTAGGTCACCAGGGTGTTGGGGCCGCGCTTCTTCGCGACGGCCCGCAGAACATCTTCCAGGCATTCCCAGGTGGTCATGATCAGCTCCCCATGTACAATGTGATGGTGCCATCTTCCTGGGGGTAGATCCGCTCCAGGAATATGTGGTGGAAATCACCGGTGTGGTTGATCGCATCGTTCACCAGCTCCATGATGCGGTACCAGGTGTAGTGTGGCAGGACATGGTGGCGGTAGACCTTGCTCTCGTCGTCGCCCCACCCGTCGTACTCCAGGACGCCGGACAGCTGCGCCGGCATCTCCAGTTGCTGGACCGACTCCGGGCCGGTCTTATCCATGCTGAAGACCAGCTTCACGTCGTTGCTGACCTGGGACAGGTACAGCTGCACGGCGAAGTCGATCTTATCCCTTGTTTCGTAATCCATGATGATCTCCTCGATCAGTTAATCCCTTCTTGAAGCACCCGGCTCCACCGCGCGGGGGTAGCTACTCCCCCTGGGCTCCTAACCTGCGATGTCGTCCTGGCCTTGAAACGGTGAGCGCACTGTCCCGCCCAGGTGCTTCAAGAAGGGCCCGATTACTCGGGCATGTAGTCCGGTTCCCACACCGGGTTAGGGCAAGGCGCGGCCATCCGGTCCGCCAGTTCTTCGGCGTCTTCCTTGGCGAATTGAATATCGTCCAACACCTTCTGGCGGTCGTAGGCCAGGCACGCAGCGCGCTCTATCGCAGCTTCACGGGCAGCACGCTCCCTGGCGGGCCGTCCTACCTCCAGAGCAATGCTCTGGAGGAGGGCGATCACGATGCCGAAGCAGATCGCGATCCCGAGGCTCACAGTCCCACCACCTCGTCGATGAATCCGACGGCCTTGCTGGTGCGAGCGCGGACCAGGTCCATGTTGCACTGCTCGCCGGTAGGCTTGTTAGCCTCGGTCACGGCCTGCAGCAGACGCCAGGCGGTGAACCCGTCCTCGGCGTGCTCGGCGTAGGACGGACGGTCCCACTCCTGGATCGCACGGCCCAGCTGCGCGCTGGTCATGGCACCCTGGCGGGTCATCTCGACCAGGGCAGCATCGCCCCAGCGAGGGCGCATGTCGAACAGGCGGTACGCATCGGCGCGCTCGTTCTCGCGCTCGGCCAGGGCCGGGATGCGAGATACAGCCTGGTCAACCATCGCCGGCAAGCGGTTCCACACGTTGGTGGTCTGCTTGGTCGACAGGTTAGCCATGTCACCGTTGAAGCACATATTGCTGCAGACGATGACGCGGTTGCCCAGGCAGATCGCACGCGGCGTCTTCTGGCTGTGGCTGCCGCGGACACCCAGGGTGATGCTCATGTCATCACGCTGGAACCCGTCCAGGCCGAGCTGGAGCGTTCCGAAGAACGTGTCGCCGGCCTTGTCCAGGCAGTATTCCTCTGCCTCGACGGTGATGCCCACGCGGTCCAGGCGCATGCGGATCAGGTCCATGAAGTCCCCGAAGCCGACGGGCTGGTGGAAACGTCCCTGGGGTGCAGGGGTCGGGACCAGGGCCAGCTGGTCTGCGGTCAGGATCTGGTCCTGGGCTGAGTACATTAAACGTGCCATGTTGATCTCCTCGATCAGTAGATTAAGCCGCGCGACGCGCGGCAGTTGAACGGGCGGTGACCTTGATCGAAGTGACCAGGGAAACCTTGGTGTGAGCAGCGATCAGCTGGAAGCTGGGGTTCAGCTTCTTGCAGATGTTCTGCCAGTTGGTGGTCTTGCGGTTCTGCTCGATGATGGCCGCCTTGAACAGCTGGCCTTCAACGTCACCAGAGGCCAGGACCTGCGCCTTCAGTGCTGCTTCTTCCTCACGCAGTGCAGCGATTTCCGCCTGCACCCGACCCAATCTATCTACTGCTTTCATAACGTCTCTCCGTCGTATCGTCTAAGTAAAGCCCCTGTCTCCAGGGGAAGTGCAATTCTCTCATACCTTCGGGATGCCTTGCAACCCTTTTATTTTACCACCTGTCGCCTTTTCAGGCAGATGCCCCCAGGGCCTGAACCAGGACCGCGAGGATGAATATGAAACCACCCAGGGCCAGGAGTGTGGCCAGGCATCCGGCCGTGCGGCCGAATACCAGGGTGATCAGGATCAATGTCAGCAGCAGGTAGATCATATCAGACCGTCCAGGCTGCCCAGGGTACCGACCTCGATACCGCAACCGATGCCCATAGAGGCCAGGAGGGCGTCGTCTGCCGCTTTCCAGTTCTCCAGGTTCACCCGGCCCTTGTGCTCGATCCTGCGGACCACCGCCTTGGCCTGGTTCTCGCCGGTGACGATGTGCTCGACGCCGTCGTCATCAAACATCTTGAAACCCACGAATGCGTGCTTCAGGGCGTACTGGTAGTCGTCGTTCCAGAGCATGATGTGGACCAGGGGGAAGATCCCGTCCTCGGTCTCGACCAGGTCGCCCTGGAGAATCTCCAGCTGCAGGTTGTGGTGGCGGTAGTTAAAGTTTGTCAGGTCCATCTCGTCTCTCCGTCTGATTTCGTTGGCCCCTGTCTCCAGGGGAAACCCATCTTCTCATGGGGTGCGATGCAATGCAACAACTTATTTTAACGCCACCATGAGCCCGTCCTGGACCCCGGCCTTCTGGGTCAGGCTCCTGGTGATCTTGTCCTCGACCTCGCCGGCGACCAGGTGCCGGACGAACACCGTGGACTCCTGGCCCTGGCGATCGAGCCTGGCGATCACCTGCTGGTAGGTCTCCAGGTTCCAGTCGGCGGAGTAGAACAGGACGTTGTGCCCGCCCTTCTGCAGGTTCAGGCCGTGCCCCGCGGACTGTGGCTGTACCAGGAGCAGCGGCAGCTCGCGTTTATTCCAGGCGGCGATCCATGCGTCGGCGTCGCGGTCCTTGGTGCCACCGCCCAGCCAGGGGACGTGCCCCAGCTGCTCCTTGATCATCGCCAGCTCCTCCTGGTAGGTGTAGACCACCAGCAGGGGCTCGCCGTCCATCTCCTCGAGGACCTCCTCCAGGGCGCGGACCTTTCCTGTGTGTAACCTGTGGACACCGCCGTCCTCGTCGAGCATGAACCCGGAGGAGACCTGGCGCAGCTTCGTCTGTACCACCGCCATGTGGCTGGGCAGCACGACGGTGCCGTCCGGCATGTTCGCGACCAGGTCGTTCTCCAGCTCCTGGTAGATCGCCCGGACCTTCGCCGGCAGCTCCAGGCGCACGCTGGGCAACTGCACCGGGGGCAGCTGTCCCAGGACGTCGGAGGCGCGCATGCTGATCACGCCGGCCTTCCTGAGCGTTTCGTTTATTGCGTTTATCGCCCCTGGCCGCGGCACCCAGCGGTGGTATCGCCTGGGGTCGCTGCTGGTGTCGATGAAATACTTGTTCAGGTAGGTGCCCTTCACCGGCCCCAGGGCGCGCCCCTCATCGAGGCAGTACATCTGCGCCCACAGGTCCGGGTAACCGTTCGGTGCCGGCGTGCCGGTGAGCCCGAGCCGGTAGGGTTTGTGCCTGGCCAGGATGCGCTTGAACGCGCGCCAGCGCATGCTGCCGGAGTTCTTCATCTTGGACAGCTCGTCCAGGACAACGGTGTCGAACGGGAACAGCCCGGTCTCCTCGAGCCATTGCAGCTTCTCATAGGTCAGGAGGTAGACGTCGGCTTGCGGCTTCTTTAGTTCGGCCACGCGCTTTGCGGGACTCTGGTTTAACAGGCTCACAGAAAGCGGGTACTTCCAGTGGGTCACCTCCTGTCGCCAGACCTGGTCGCAGATCCGCTTCGGTGCGATCACCAGGGTCCGCCGGGTCTTTCCCTTCCACATCCGCCAGGCCAGGATCTCCAGGGTCGTGAGCGTCTTGCCCAGGCCCATCTCCAGGAACAGGGCGTTTCCTTTTCCCTTTGTTACATGCGACGCCACTCGCTTTTGATAGTCGTGCAATGGCGCAGTTAGCTTGTAGGTCATTGTCAATTACCGATACCTTGAACCCTAATTTCCGCAGCCTGGTGTGCATCGCCAGCTGCCCCTCGCGGGGCACTACACCCTCGCGCTTGAACTCGATGAACTCGATGATCGCCCCGGGCATCAGCACCAGGCGGTCGGGTATGTGGATGAGGAACCCCATCTTGATACACAGCCCGCCGCGGTCTTTGATCGCCTTGGCGAATCGTCGCTCGAGGACTTTCTCGTCTGGTCTCATTTGCGGTAAATATCTCCTTCCCACCCGTCGACCTTCACCGGTAACCCGGCGGCCCAGGGTGGTAACGTGCACATGATCTCGCCCAGCTCATCGGAGCAGTGTCCCAGGGCGATGACCTCATCGTGTACGGTGCCGCGCAGGTCGATCCCCTGGCGGTGAGCCCGGAGCATGGCCGACGTCATGAGATCCCGGGCGGTGCCCTGGACCGCGGACTGGAAGATGCTCCCGCCGTATGTCGACTGCCGGCTCCACTTCCTGGTGTAGCGGTCGCGGCCCATGAACGTGATCTCCGGGCCCATCCAGTCCTCGCGCCCTGGCTTGAGCACCGGGTCCTTGTAGGCGATCTCGCGGCCGGAGGGCAGCTTCAGCCACAGGTAACCGTGGCGCACCTGGAGCTGGCACCGGTTGGTGTGGAACGCGGTGCCCGGGTTGTCGATCGCTCGCACGCCCGCGGTCTGGAAGTTCTTCCAGGCCTTCTCGACCTTGCGGTACTTGGACCGGAAGGTGTCGATCGCTCGCACGGCCGTCTCCTGGTCCACCACGATGTCCTGCTTGTCGCAGTAGGCGATGTAGCCGCGCCACCCCAGCTGGTAGCCGGCACCCAGGACCGCGGACTTCCCGATCTGCCGCTGCCACTTCTCGACCGCGTCGTAGGTGGCGAGGTAAATCCGGGCGGCCATCGTCTTGTAGGGGTCCAGGTTCTCGCGGAATTCCTGGAGCCCGGCCTCGTCGCCGGCCATCCACAGGATCACCCGGGTCTCGATCTGGGAGTAGTCGACGGAGGTGATGTCGAATTGGAACACCGCCCGCAGCACGCTCACCAGGTCACCCAGGGTCGCGCCCTCGATGTTACGCAGGACCTCGATGTACTGCTCCACCGTCTCGAACGTGCCCCGGGGCAGGTTCTGGGTGTTGAACCCGCCGCGGCTGGCGTACCGGCCCGTGCTGGCGGCGTGGTAGGCGAACAGGCCCTTCATGGTAGCGTCGGCGCAGACCGCCAGGGGCAGCTTCTTGAGCTTCGCCAGGGACGTCTGGTTGACCAGGAGCCGCAGGTTCATCACCCGGCAGGCGTCCGGGTGTGGCCCGTCGTGGTCGAAGTTCGCGACCGCGCGCTCCAGGGTCTGCTTCTGCATGTCCTCGATGTCGACCCCGCGCTCCTGGAGCCACAGCAGGAGCTGCTCGCGCTGGCTCGGCTTGATCCCGCCGGTGATCGCCACGCACTCGGCGACGCCCAGGGCCTGCTGCTCGGCGACGCGCTTGCCCATCCTGCGGACCAGGTCCATGTTGACCGGCATGCCCTTGCGGTTCATGTCCAGGGTCAACCGCCAGGTGTTCAGCTCGATGGTGGAGAGGCGTCGGACCTTCCGCATGATGCTGTTCTCGGCGACGACGTCCTGGATACAGTAGTCACCCAGGGCCGCCAGGCGCACCGGGTCCTCGCGGAATTTCCCGCGGAACGGCCGGCACAGGTACTGGATCAGCTTCTTGCCCTGGGGATCTTTCAGGTGCTTCTCAGCGACGCCCAGGGCCAGGCCGCACTCCTCGAGCTTGCTCGGCAGGGCCATCGCGTGACCTTCGGCCTGGGTGCAGCGCAGCTGGTCCAGGCGCAGCGGGCCGTGGTACTGGGCCAAGTGATGGGTCCAGATCGCCAGCTCGAACTCGGCGTTGAACGCGCGCACAGTCCCACCGGCCTGGACGTGCTCACGCAGGGCGATCGGGAAGGGGTCGGTCTTCGGCCACCACAGGCCGGGGGATTTCATGCCGGGCAGTTGCCACGCCATGCAGAGAATTTCGGTGGAGGGGTCCTCGGCGTATCGCCAGGCACCCAGTTTAATATCGACGAGACTACGGGTCTCGAAGTCAATCGAGGCATCTTTCATGTTTATCTCTCCAAGGGAGGAAGTGATCCCTGTGCGGCCCTGGTGGGATCAGTACCAGTTAGGAGTCAGACTCGGCCTATCCCAGGGGGGTCATGTCCCCCTGGTGTTCACGCAAATGCGTCTTCTTCGTCGGTTTCGTCTTCCGCGGCGAAGTCGGACTCGGAGACGTTCTCCTCCTCGACCACTTCCTCGGCGAAGTCGGCGAAGTCGTCATCGGCTGCGCTGCGGCCGTCGAACCGGTCGCCGTGCTCCAACCACATGACGTTGTCCAGGTTCAGGCTCACGCCCTTACCACCGGTGGGGTGGGTCCAGGTCCACTCGCTCACAGACGCGCGGTACATTGCGCCTGAGTAGAGCAGCTCCTCATCCATTACCGGCTTGAGGTTCTTCATCACGATGCCGGGGCGCGACTTGCTCTTGGCGTTCACGATCCAGGCACCGGCCCACTCGGGACGGTCGTCTTCCTGGTCGCCGTCCTTCCAGGGGTACTTCAGTTTCTTCGGGAGCGTGCCGAATTTCTCCTTCGCTTTCGCGTCGCAGATCGACTTCAGTTCCTTCATAAACTTCTTGGTGGCGGCGTCACCCTTGGGCAGGACGATGGCGATAGAATACACCGGGTCTGCACCGGCGGCGGGTGCCTTCGGTTCTACCAGGTGGACGAATGATCCCTTGAAGGGAGGTGTGATTAGCTTTGCCATGTGAGTGTTCCTCGTTTTAGGCGTCTTTAAAATCGTCGGCGGCGTCGGTGGTGATCGCAGGGCGTTTGTCCTTCGCGGACACCAGCACAGGCTGCCCTTCGGGTTTTATCGTCAATGCGTTCATCGTCTCAGCGTCCAACAGTTTCTCACCGGCTCCTATGCCGATGAGTTTTCGATCATACGCTGCATCCCCAAGTACGGCAACAAGTTCTTCTTCGCCGACCCACTTCCGCATCGTATTAGCCCGGACCAACTTGTAGCCAGGGATCTCGTTACCCTTGAGCGCGAGCCCCTGGGCGTGTTCCTGCACGGCCTTCGCCCACGCCATCAGCGGCGGGATCATCTCCAGGTCGTCGGCCAGCTTGTCGGTATCCTCCGGCACGCTGAACTCCTGGGCGGCCAGGGCGTTGCGGTATGACTGCAGCTCCTGGCACTCGATGACGTGCGGGCAGAACCGGCACTGGTCCTCACCGGCGTTGTAGCTGTGCTTGCCCTTGAGGGCCGCCTGCTCTGCCAGGGCGACGTACTGCCGGACACCGGCCGCATACGCCAGGAGCGTCTCGCTGTGCGTCTCGTGCACCTTCGCGTGCCCGCCCTGGTGGACGATCAACTCCACCGGCCCGTTGTACTCGATCTCGTAGCAGCAGGCCGCGCCGTAGATCATGAGCTGGCTGGAGCTGGGCTCCACCGGGTGCATGCCGGTCTTCAGGTCGATGACCTTCAGCAGCTTGTCGTTCACCACCAGGGCGTCGATTGCGCCGGTCGCCCCATCCTCGCCGGTGATCGGCGTGAGGTGGCAGTTGACCTCGATGTGGATCTGGTTGTTGAAGTCTTCCTCGTGGTCGCGGACGTAGTTGACGTAGTCGACGATCGCCATGACATCCTCGACCGCGGCCGGATCGTTCTGGTCGATCTGCCCGGTCAGTACGTCGGCGGCCAGCTCGTGCAGCATGGTCCCGCGCTCTGCCGCCGGGGAGCTGGTGTCCCTGGCCAGGGCCTCGGGCGATACCGCGGTGACGGAGGCGGAACACTTCAACCACCTGGGGGAACCGCTCGGGCTCCACTTCGCGTGTCCATTAATCATAGTGCCAGGTACTCCTCTTTCGTGGCGGGTTGGGTCTGCTTCCTGGTGCGGAAGAAACCGATGCGGTCGTGCTTGGCCATGTACAGCCTGGCGTAGTACGCCCGGTGGTCGTTCGGGATCTTGAACCCGTCGTCGGACCGGGTGACGATCGCCGTCTCCCAGCGGATGCGCTCGACTACCATCGAGATACTGAAGTTCGTCCGGCCGGCGTTGTACGCCTCATGGGCGAACCGCTCGATCAGTCGGTAGACGTGCGGGTTCTCCCGGTGGAACCGCTTGAAGGCCACCCACATGGGCCGCCTGAAGATCACCGGGGCGTTCACTTCTTCTTGCTCCTTGCAAGGTAGTCCTCGATGGCGATACGGATGACCTGGGTGGTCTTGCGGCGTTCTTTCCTGGCGATCTTGTCCAGCTCCAGGCGCATGGCGGCCGGCATTCTGATTGCTATCTGTGAGTCGTGCTCTGCTGGTGCTTTGGGCATGTCTATCTCCTCGTTAGTGTGGCGTCGTAGTTCGACGGGATGCACTATACACGAAACAGTTGCAGGGATGCAACGCCTGGGCATATACTGACCGACCCGCAGCATAACAACAGAGGAGATAATGCGTGATGGGAAGTAAAAAACAGGCCCCGGGGAAGGGGCCTACAAATGAACAGTTCCTGGCGGGAGTGTTCGGGGAAACTCATAATACCATCCTGGTCTGCAGTTTCAAGGGCCACCCCAAGGATGCACCGCAGTCCGCCTGGGTCCCGTTCAAGTGGCGCGAGGACTACGCCTGGGACGACCAGGCCAACAACTACTTCACCGTCAGCACCTTCACCGGCAAGAACCGGCGCAAGCGCGACTTCGTCGCCCTGCATGTGGTGATGGTCGACGACGTGATCCTGAACGGGACCCACGTCGGCGGCAAGATCCCCAGGGAGGCGATCGCCCTACCCCCGACCTACGCCATCGAGACGTCGCCGGGCAACGCCCAGGTGGGCTACAAGCTCACCGAGCCGGTGACCGACCTGACCATCGCCACCCGCCTGATCGCCGGCATCGCCAAGCGGGTGAGCCCGGACGAGACGGACCCGGGCATGCTGGGCGTCACCCGGTACGCCAAGCTCCCCCAGGGCGTGAACGGCAAGCACGGGCACGTCAACCGGATGAAGGGGTGGCACCCTGAGCGCACCTACACCGTGCGCGAGCTGTGCGCTGCCTACGACCTGGACTACGAGGCCCTGATCGAGAAGCCGAAGCCTGTCCTGTTCGATACCGAGAGGTACCCGGAGGGCGGCCCGGTGGTCGAGGCCCTGGACTGGTACGCCCAGCTGGGCAGCCTGAAGGAGGAGACCCCGGACAAGTTCGAGCTGACCTGCCCCTGGGTCGATGGTCACAGCGAGGACCGTGACGACGGGTGCGCGATCGGCAAGCCAGGCTCCCACCCTGAGCTGCCCGGGTTCTGGTTCAAGTGCCACCACGGCAGCTGCCAGGACCGCACGCTCAACGATTTCATGTCCTGGTGCCGGGAGCAGGGGTTCGGCAAGACGGACGCCGCGGCCGACTTCGCCGGCCTGGAGGACGTCGACCTGGAGTACGAGCCCCCAAAGCCTGAGCCGGCGACGGGTTTCAAGCTATTCAGCTATGACAACCTGGACCCGGCGACCCCGCCCCCGCGGCAGCTGGTGGAGGATGTGCTCGTCTACGGCGAGATGACCCTGATCAGCGCGCAGCCCAACACCGGCAAGTCTGCCTTCGCCCTGGACCTGGCCGAGCACGTCGCGGCCGGCGATCCCTGGCACGGCAAGCTGGTGGAGCAGTGCACGGCCCTGTACGTCTGCGCGGAGTCACCGGCCACCATCGAGTCCAGGATGCGCGCGATCCGCGCCAGGCGGGGCGGCAGCGTCCCCCTGTACGGCACCTATGACCCGATCACGTTGACGACCGAGGCCGACCGGAGCCTGTTCAGCGGCAAGATGAAGGCGACCCTGCGCGAGCTGCCAGGGACCAACCTGATCATCGTGGACACCTTCCGGTCCGCGACCCCAGGCATCGACGAGTCCGACGCGAAGGAGATCTCGCCGGTGGTGACCTACCTGCACCGCATGGCGCACGAGCTGGGCGTCCACGTCATCCTGGTGCACCACACGACCAAGGCCGGCACGTCGTACTCTGGCTCCGGCGTGTTCGGGGCCATCGTCGACACCGAGATCGTGATCTGGGACGAAACGGACCTGGACGGCGAGACCGAGGGACATGACAATCGCGGCTGCATCGTCGCCCACATCCGGCAGCAGCGCGGCCTGGCATCCAAGAACGAGGAGTTCTTCTACCTGATCGAGTCGGCCGAGACGGGTCGGACCAACAACTTCGGGAAGCTCGAGACGGCCCCTGTGGTCCGCCAGGTCTCCCAGATGGAGCTGGATATGGGCCAGGCCGAGCGCGAGAGTGCCGAGGAGGAGCGCGCCAGGCTCGACCTGGAGGCGGATCTGGAGCGTATGGTGCATGCGACCCTGGCCGACCCGAGCATTGGAAAGGCGCGGTTGGCGCAGCTGTTAAGTATTGGTGAGAGGAGGGTGGATGCGGTGCGTCAGTTCGGCCTTGATAGGGGTGTTCTGGGCACCAATGGACGGCCTGGAAACGGGTGCAGATGGCACGTTATTCCAGAGTGTGACAGAGTATGACAGAGTATGACGTCATACTGTCCTACTAGTGGTGTGACACGCCCCCCTTTAGGGGGAGCGTGTACACACCGCGGAACCGCGAGATATTACTGGGGAGTGGAGCACGAGTGGAACGCAGGAAATTAATTCAGGTGGCGGTGTTGGCGACCCTGGCCAGCAGGCCGGCCTGGGGGCAGCAGTGTGACGGGCAGCTGATCTCGGCCAACACGATGATGTCGTTCACCGGTGGCAGCCTGTCACCCGGCCAGGAGGATCTGCTGACCGACCTGACCCGGGCCTTGAACGACCCGGGCAAGGTGGTGACCCAATTCGAGGACCAGGCGGTGTGCATCACCGATGTGGTCCAGGAACCCGACGGCATCTTCGCCGTCGACAACAAGCTGCTGCGGCAGCGCAATTACTTCGAGGAGAAGTGAGCATGGAAAAACCAGACGGACTGCAACTGACTGATGACCAGGTCAAGGCGATGATGGAGTGGCAGATGCACGCGGGGTACTGGGTCACCAGCCAGGCGGTGGCCCTGCACGGCATCGCCGAGCGTGAGGGGCTCGAGCTGGGGGACGATGACGTGCTGCGCGTTTCCCTGGAGCTGTTCAAGCTGGCCAGGGACGAGGATGTACAACGGCAGGCTGCCCAGGGTACGATGGTAGACCCGGTCACAGGCGAGGAGATCAAACCGTGAGATCGAGTTACACCAGAACCACCAGCAAGGGCGCGCCCACCGAGTTGAACACCCGGCCGCCAGGGTACAAGGACCTGGAGGATCGCATCCTGGAGCTGGAGAACAAACTCTACGCCCTGGAGCGGTTGTACGCCGACCTGTCCAAACCTGAACCCCCTACCGCCGCATGAGTGCCATCGTGATTGATGGGGCCGACGACGCGATCATCGGGTATGCCGATGATCCGTTTCGCGTGGTGTACGATTACGAGAAGCTGATCGACGTCTTCGCGAACAAGGGCGACCGGGACAGTGGCGTCGAGTGGGTAGAGTTCAACGTGATTCGCGGCCTGGCCTACATCGCCGACGGCAGCCAACCTGTGATAGTCTACCCGGCAGAGCGCGAGGAGATCGACATGCGCGCGGATGAGTTGGAGGACTGACATGGCCGGAGCAGCGAAGAAAAACCCCGCGCTCAAGCGCAACCAACCCAACAGGACGGGCCGCCCGACGGCCTACAAACCTGAGTATTGCGACCTGGTAGTCAAGATCGGCAAGCAGGGTAAATCCATTACAGCGATGGCCAACGTCTGCGGCGTGCACCGTGACACGCTGTACGAGTGGGCGGAAGTGCATCCCGCGTTTTCCGACGCCTTAACGCGCGCGCGGGGGCACAGCCTCGAGTGGTGGGAGTCGACGGCCCAGGGCCAGGCCCGCGGCAAGTACGATGGAGCCAACGGCAACACCCTGGCGTTCATGCTCAAAAATCAACATCCGGATCAGTACCGCGACCGCCGCGAGATTGATCACAGCGGTGAGCTGCGCCTGGTGGAGATCGACTTCAGCGGGTTCGAGGGGGATGCCGATGACGGAACAGATTGAGCAAGCGCAGCGGGTCATCGACCTGCAGAAGCGCGTGATCCTGGAGCAGCACGAGGAGATCCTGGCACTCAAGCACGAGCTGGCCAGGCAGAAGTGTCACACCTTCCGCTCCACACCCAACATGGTCGGGTTCATGACCAACAGCCAGGTCGAGAAGGTGACCAAGTGCGCCAACGGCTGCAGCGACAAGTACCTGCGGATGGAGACGCGCCCTGGCGCATTCGTCTGGCAGTGCACCAGCTGCGGTAACGAGCAGGCGGTGCTGCGATGATCGAGCTGCGGTTTATCGAGCGCATCGACGAGGGCGGCACCCTGCGTCGCATCCTGCAGACCAGGGACGCGGCCTACGCCCCCTGGAAGGATGTGCCCTGCCTCACCCTGGAATCCCAGGAGCGCGACGCCAGGGAGGCGGCAGAGGACGCCAACGTGAGAGACTACAGTTGAGCGCGGCCGCCGGCAGGAGCGTCGACGCCCCTGGCGTCAAGCTCAAGTACAAGCCCCAGGGCTCGGTCCTGGCGGAGTTCCACCGGCGCAACGAGTTTGTGCGTATCGTCGTCGGCCCCCTGGGCAGCGGCAAGACCTTCGCGGCGATCTCCCAGGTCCTGCGCTCGATCCATGAGCAGACACCCAACGCCGCCGGCGTCCGCAAGTCCAGGTGGTGCATCGCCCGTAACAGCCTGCCGGACCTGCTGTCCACCACCATCCCCGACGTCAAGGCGGTGGTCGATGACATGGGCATCGGTGAGTGGGGCATGGGTAAGGTCATCGCCTGGCGGTGCAAGTACCGACGCGCCGACGGCACCACCGTCGAGGGCGAGATCATGTTCAGGTCCTTCGACGGCGAGCAGGATGTGGTCAAGGCCCGCGGCATGCAGCTGTCCGGGATCTGGGTCGACGAGCTGGGCGAGTTCCACAAGACCAACCTGGACATGCTGATCGGCCGGGTGAAGCGATTCCCGGCCAAGGTCGAGGTGCCGAACGCCAAGTTCGAGTGCCTGGGCACCAGCAACGCGGTGGCGAAGGATCACTGGCTGGCTGAGATCGCCCTGGCGCACACACCACCACCCAACTGGTGGATCGGCATCCAGCCTGGCGGCGTGATCATGAAGGGCAACACCTGGGTCGAGAACCCCCTGGCAGAGAACCGCAAGAACCTGCCCAAGAATTACTACCTGGACCAGTGCTCCGGCAAGAAGGAGTCCTGGATCAGGCAGAACCTGGCCAACGAGTTCGTCCACCACAGCGACGGCCGGCCTGTCCATCCCAGCTTCAACGAGCAGATCCACGTCGCCCCGGTCAAGGCCACCTACGGCCTGCCCCTGTACGTCGGCATCGACTTCGGGCGCACGCCGGCCGCGGTCATCGGCCAACGCCAGGTCAACGGGCAGTGGTACTTCCTCAAGGAGCTGGTGACCACCAACATGGGCGCGGACAAGTTCGGGCCCCTGCTGAAGGACTACCTCAACGAACACTTCCAGGGCTTCGAGATCGCCGACGTGACCGGCGACCCGAGCGGCGACTACGGCACGCAATCGAGCGACGACACCGCCTTCGACCTCCTGGCGATGGGCGGCATCTACGGCACCCCGGCCTACACCAACGACCCGCAGATCCGCTACGCGGCCCTGGACGCGCAGCTGTCCGTCCTGATCGAGGGGCAGCCCGGGCTCCTGGTCGACCCCAGCTGCACCACCTTGATCAGAGGCCTGGCAGGGGAGTATTGTTTCAGGCGTATCCAGGTGGTCGGGGCCGAACGGTTCACCGATAAGCCCGACAAAGGCCCGACCTCGCACGTCTGCGAGGCGTCCCATTACCTGCTCCTGGGAGCAGGCGAGGGTGAGGCCCTGTTCGAGCAGAGTTGGGAATTAGAGACAGCTGGTATAGAATCCTGGGCACCACCCGATAAATACTTCGAGTAACGAGGGCAGCATCATGGCAAAAACACGATCAGTACGACGCAGCGCAGGTCCCAACAAATCAATGGCTACCAGCCCCAAGGGGCGGCCGGTACTCGTACCAGGCGGGCGCAAAGCTCGTACTAACGACGGCATGCCCGCCGGGAGGAAGTAACCATGTACCTCAAGAGTGACTTCGTAGGCGTGCCCTTCCTGGTAGAGGCAGCCGGCCGGGACGCGATCCTGGCGGCGGCGAACAACCGCGGCCAGCGTGGGTTCAACCTGATCGCCCAGTACGGCGACACCACGACCACCCCGCCGCTATCCCTGGCGACCATGCTCCAGACCTACACCTTCCCGACCCTGGCGGCCGTGGACGGTTTCCTGAACCATATGGGCCCGCGCGGCTCCGAGTTCCTGATCGCCCTGGCGGCCAACACCGGCGGCGTCCCCGACCAGCCGAGCATCACCGAGGTGGACAACGTCTACACCGCGACCGGCACCTGGCCAGGCGGCACCGTGATCACCTTCACCTGCACCGTGACCGACCCGGACGGGCAGTCCGACACCCACGTCTACCCGATCACCCTGCCCCCAGGGCAGCACAGTGGCGCGACGGTAGCCGGTGTGTGCGCGGCGTCCCTGGACCCGCAGGTCCACATCCGCGCGGTTGCCGCTGGCAATGTACTGACCTTGAGCCCTGCTGATCCTGACTACAGCCTGGTCTCCTCTGTATCGGTGAGCTGATATGTCTGACATGACGTTGATCAAGGTACTCGAAGGCCAGGTCAACGAATCAGACACGACCAGCTTCGAGGTCGGCGAGCAGCGAGAGCGCAACATGCGCTACTACTCGCTGCAGCCCATTGGGAATGAAATACCTGGCCGGTCGGCCTACATCTCGCCCGACGTCCTGGACGCGGTCGAGAGCAAGAAGGCCGTGTTCTCCGAGACGTTCCTGTCCAGCCGGGAGGTGGTGAAGTTCAGCAACTGCCCCTACCCTGGCGAGGCAGAGGGCAAGACGGTCTACGTCAACCGGGTATTCAAGCGCAACAAGCACGAGGCGATCTTCCGCGACGCCTGGCACGACGCATTCGTCGGCAAGCGGTGCGTGGTCCTGGCGGAATGGTACGACGACACCCGGGTCCAGGAGATCCAGGTCAACGGCATGCCGGCCCCCATGATCAACCAGCAGCTGCAGCAGATGGGCGAGCAGATCCGCGGCGTCGACACGTCCGCTGCCGAGATCCAGGAGATGCCCAGCCCGCAGGGACCGATGCAGATCGTCTCCGGCATGCTCAAGCTCGAGCTGGACGACAGCTACACCCGCCTGTCCCTGATCAAGCCCGAGAATTTCTACCGCGACCCCGAGGCGACCTACATCCAGGATTCCATGTGGTGCAGCTACGAGGAGACCATCTCCCGCGGCATGCTCACCGACATGGGCTACGAATACGACCAGGTGATGGGGCTCAAGCTCGATTACCGGTGGCGTAGGAACCAGGAAGACTTCGCGCGTAAGGCGCACGACTCCTCCTGGACACAGCACGGCAGGACCAGCCGGGTAAATTCCCAGGAGCAGGTCACGTTCTACCGCACCTGGACCTGGCTATCGGCCGAGGATTTCGAGGGCGCGAACCTGGAGGGTTTTGAGCCCGAGGAAGGGTTCAACCTGTACGAGATCCATTGGTGCCACGGCGAGATCCTCCGATGGGAGGAGGAGCACGACGACCAGGAACACCCCTACGCCATCAAGGTGGTGGAGGAGATGCCTTTCTTCGAGTGGGCCGAGATGAAGATCTCGCACGCCGAGCACGGCATGTGTACCTCCGACGTCGTAGCGTTCACCCAGAAGGCGCAGTCCGGCCTGAAGCGGATGGTCTACGACAACCAGAGTATGGCCAACAGCTCACGCACCCTGGCCCTATCCGGTGCCCTCAAGAACCCCAGGGACCTCCTGGACAACAAGATCGGTGCCACGATATGGACCAAGCGCATGGACGCCGTTGCGGCCCTGCCCACACCGCAGCTGTCGCCGATGACGATGGATGCGATCAACCTGTTCAAGATGGACGGCGAGGAACGGTCAGGCATGTCTTCCCTGGCGAAGGGCATGAACTCCGACGCGGTGAAGTACCAGAACGCGGACGACATGATTGCCCGGCTTACCAATGCCGGTACCCGTCGTGTGACTGCGGCAGCCCGGGATTTTGCGAATACCTTCTTGATCCCTTTGTGCCAGTACGTTGTGAAGCTGGGGATGGAGAACGATAACAGCCAGTCCCTCCAGGAATACGCCGGGCAGCAGATCCCGATCGTACCGAAGCAGTGGCAGGATACCGAGAACCACATGGAGACCGCGGTCGCGCTCACCCCCGAGGAAGGCGCGATCATGAGCAACAAGCTCCTGACCATGCACGGTGTGGTATCCCAGGACCCCGAGATGGCCCTGTCCTACGGCGTGGAGCAGAAGCACGCCCTGTTCGACATGATCTACGACATGATGGGCGTAAGCGACACCAGCAAGATCCTGCTGGCACCGTCCGATCCGCAGTACCAGCAGAAGGCGCAGCAGCAAGGCCAGCAGGCGCAGCAGGCCCAGCAGAAGCAGGACCAGCTCACCGGTATCCAGGTCGAGAACCTCCAGGCGCAGACCGAGGCGACCCGGTCACGCGAGCAGCGTGAGTGGGCGAAGTTCACCTGGGATCAGACCGACGACATGGCCGACAACCTCCTGGCCGAGCAGAAGCAGACCTGGCTCGAGGACATCCAGCAGCAGGAGATCGACCTGGAAGCGAAACTCAAGAAAGAGGTGACCGTTCAGGGCTAATGGATAAGAGAATTTTCGAGAATAAATTGCGTCGGGACGCGGGGCCGAAAGAGTTCGCGCTTACTGTGCACCCGACGATTGTAGTGGCCCATAAACGGAGAGAGAAAAATGGACCGAAGCAAAAACTCGCCAAACGGCGAGCACTCGCAGCAAGACTATTGGCAAGCCGCACAGGAAATGATGCGGGCCGGGGAGGAAGCAGCTCGCCTGCTGAACAGCCCGGTCTTCAACCTGGCGTACCGGGCTCAGATGGAGGACACGATCAACCAGTGGTTGACGTCCGAGCCGAAGGAAACCAACAAGCGGGACAGTCTGTACCACCAGGCCCAGGCGCAGGTAGCAATGGCGACCAGGATGCAGAGCTTCGTCGAGCAAGCAGAAATGCTGCGCGCCGAGCAAGATACAAAGCAAAGCGAGGAGCACAAGCGTAACGAGTACCTGGACACCCAGGGATTCGGAATCCAATAAACCCGGCAGGTTTACACACGAGTAGAGGAGTATTACCATGCCTATAGCACCACCGCAGGGCCAAGGCCCCGCAGCAGTATCTGGGGAAGCACCCCAGCAGTCGTTCAGAGAGCGCAAGGCCGCAGAACTCGCAGCAGAGAGCGGGACCCGGCGAGAGCAGGAAGGACGACC